TGTTGTAGCACATAGTGTTACAATGCCCCATCTTATCAGGGTCATTAAACTTATACGTACCTACAATCTCAAACGTAGATGAGTTGAGTTCATAGAATATTTGGTTGTTGCCATCTCCACTAATACAAGCTAACACGAATACATTCTTTTTATCGTTGTAGGTAAAACCTTGGCATTGATTGACCTCATCGCCGTATTGAATATTTTTTACAAAGGCAATATTAGATGAACCTTTAAGCATCGGTGTTTCAGTAGGGTAGAATGGTTTTACATTGTTGTATGTACCCATATCCATAACACTATCAACAGTATTGAAAGTTAGATGTTCATTAATCTTGTAGATGCCATTAGGTACTAACAATATCTTATTTTTTAAATTATCGTTAGCACGTTTAAATGCTGCGGTATCATCAACTACACCATCACCAACCGCTCCAAAGTCTTTTACAGATACGATGCCATATAAGCTATCTTTAGGTACAAACTTTGTATCGGCTTCTGTTTTTGTAATCAAACCACCGCCATTCGGTAGGGCGATTTGTTCAGCTTTATTTGCTGCGACTTCTGCACGTTTAGCAGCATCTGTTGCCTTGATAGCGTTACTTGCAATAGAGGTTTGTTTATTATCGATGTCATTTTTTAAGGTCTTAGCTTGGTCTACAAGATTATTAATATCTCGTTTATCAACAGTTGTTTGACCAGCGTAAGCCTTTGCATCTCTTACTAATCGCTCTGCCGTAGCAACATTAGTTGAAGATGTATCAAGTGCAGTATTAGCGGTTGCCAATTTATCATCAACAGTCGATGCTATCGTTTTGATTTCTTCTCCCAATCGGTTGATTATATCTGCATTAGCATTAATCTTATCGGACTTTTCAGAGATTACACTCATAGCATTAATGGCATCATTAGCAGCCTTTACGGAACGCTCAACAATATCTTTCGCAACTTCATTTGCGTTCTTATCACTATCCACTCGAATTTTAAGTGATCTATCTAAATCAGCTTTCATTTCTTGTAAGATAAGTACAATTTTATCGGTAGCGTGTTCGATGTTCTCGAATGGGTATTCATCAGGCAAGTCCATGTCTTGTGAAATAGGTGTTCTACGCTCCAAGATAACCTTTTGCCCTACGGCTAGTGCATCCCCATTAGCTGGGTAGATTACCGATTTGGTGCTTTCGTCATAATCGATGTTCCCAACTTGTACCGCCTCTGTGCCATCTTCATCAACGATAGTTAGTTTAATATCCTCGATTTGGACAAAATCATATGGGAAAATAAACTTCTTATTTATCCCATCGCATTGATACACTACAGATGGTTTTAGTACTTCTGGTGTCAATTTAACATCCCCTTTCAGTTGTATATAAATAGGACTACCCATTATGGATAGTCCTTATTTATCAATGTTTCTTTTTATCTTTTTTAGTTTTTAATCGTCTATCAAATACTACTGCCATGATTGCATCCTCTAGTGATGCATCGGTATCTGTGAAACCAAATTTAGCTAATGTCCACAAGCCATCAGTTACAGTATCACTAAACCCAGTTGCTCGGTTTGCTAACTGACTGAAACTTTTGCCTACATCTATACCATCTTTGTTTTTGCTCATAATTGCGTTGCCTAAATCGTAGAATTTCTCAACGATGCTTAATGCCATAACGCTATTACCCTTATTAAATACCTTTTCACCTAGAATGTATTTCATTGCCATATTCGACATATCACGGATGATTGGTACACCCATAGTACCTTGTGAGACTAACTCTTCGATAAATGACTTAGCTAAATCTTCAGGCTTATCATCATTGCCATTCGTCATAGCTTTATATGCCATCATACCGATAGCCTGTGAAATCAATGTCCACCATAGCATTTTAACGAACCTTGCATAATCGCCGTTATCCTTACGTGCATAGTTACCCTCTGTAATGATGTTGTACAAAGTATTAGCGTAGGAATAGAATGGAACGAATAATTGAGTGAATGTAGAACGTGAACGCTGAATAGCAGCAGCATCCTTTGTATCACCGCTACCAAATATATCACGTACTGCTCTATCACCAGCTTCAATAGATTGTTGCTCTACCCATTCAGCACTTACACCCTCTTTACCAAATAGTTCAGCTTGCTTTTGATCATATGCAAACTTCCATACAGGAATGGATAATGCAAAGTCTGTTTCTGTAAGTAATCTGAACCCCATTTGATTTATATCATCTCGAATGTCAGCTAACTGTTCTACCTTATAACCACCAACATTTGTATCACCCAAACGTAAACCTTTACCTGCAATGGATAAACCTTGTTTCAAGTCTTTATCCAATGTTTGTATGCGTTCACGCATGAAGATTGATTGACCCAATACAAAATCTCTAGTGTTGTTATAAGTAGTTGTGCCGTGTCCATAGAAACCAATACCAGCATGATTGATGGCTCTAATGGTATTGCCTACACCGATACGATAAAACGCAACAGGAATGTTCAACGCATTTTGTAACGCTACCGATACTCTACCAGCCATTACTGCGGTTGATGTATTCTTTTTCAACGTAAGAATTAAGCGGTCTATATCGTTTGTTTTAGCTGCCTCATCTTGCCAGTTATCACGAACCCAAGTTCGCAGGAATTGGTAAGTATCTGCACCAAATTTATCAACAATATAGTTTTGTAGTTCACGATTAGAGATTAACTTATTAACATCTGTTACCGCTTTACGCATCGTTACATGGTTAATAGCCTCTGTGATTGCATTAGGAATTACATCAAAGTCTAGCAACAATGATTTATCCTTAACTACATCTAAACGGCTTTTAGTAGCACTCATACCAGTACCCCAAACCGCATTACTACTAACCATAGTTTTTGCAATATCTTCAACTTGATTGTCGCTAACAGATGCATTGACTTTAGGGTTATAAACAATAGGGAAATATTGCCCCTCAATGTTTCTACCGCCAATAGAGAATGTCAAACCCTCTACTTTCTTTAATGGGTTACCATAAAGTTCTTCTTGAACCTTACTGCGTTCATCAAAGAATGAATTGATATGATCCCATGTACGAATTACAAACTCCCAGTCCTTATTAGTCATATGTTCTTGGAACGCACGTTCAATTTCAACCTCATTTGCTTTTGTGGTTTCCATCACACGTTGTCGGTTGCTTTCAGTACCCCAGTTAAGGGCAATCATGATTAGTTGCTCTTTAGTTAAGCCGTACAAGTTACCAACTGTATATAGATGTTCATTACGCATATTGAATAATTCACGCTTGGAATATATTCCTACATCTTTCGCCAATCTACGCATTGATACTTCCTTACGTTCATTGAACGCTTGCGTAGCACGGCTGATAGGGTCATAGATGTATTTAACTGCAAAGCCGTTTTTACCGCCACCCATTCGTCTTAGGAATGTTTCAACTTTCATCAACGCTAAGTGGAAACCATATAGTTTACCGCTTACTGCATCTGTTTTAGTTTGGTTATTAAGAATGTTAAACACATCACCAGTTGCACCACCAAATGTTTCTGTAGCCTCACCAATGATTTCTTGTACTGCATTTTCAAACGATATGCTTTTACCCTCATCGTTCAAAATGGTTGTACCCTCATACTCGTTTCTGCCGTTCTTGTACATACCAGTCATGAGTTCTTCTAAGGTTTCTAATTCATTCATTGTGATTGATTTAAACGATTTAGGTGTTTTAGCGTAGAACATTTCAGCTATCCAAGGTTCTAATTGAACCATAGATTGTTGGTTAAGAATAAGTGCATCCACATCAAGTGCGGATAATACTGTATTCATATCAAAACCATCAGTAGGTGGTAAGCCATCATACTTAGTTAAACCCATTTGGTATGCCATATGGGAATAGAAATAACGCATATTAGGTTCAATAGCAATAGGGTTCTTAGGTCTAGTCATGCGTTGTAATTGTTGTTTTAATTTCAATCGCAACTTCTTTGACTTTTCAAAGTTTTCAAACGCTACTCTTGCTCTTGCTTGTTGGAGCATCTGTTCACGTTTATATCCTAGTGCTTTATCGACCTTACCACTTGCCAATGCTCTATCAGCTTTCTTGCCAGCAGTAACCGCTTTATTCTGATAGGTCTTAAACTGTACCGCATTAGAGATAGGTAATTCACCTAACTCTTTTCTTGCTCTATTCATGTAGTCGGAGATAGTGCCTAACCCAGCACCACGAATAGAACGAACATTATTGATGCGGTCTCGTAACTCATCTTTTAATTTTTCGATACGTTCACTAGCTTTTAACTCTTGTTTTTCTGCTCGTTCTTGTGTGCGTTCTGCTAATCGTTCTTTTTGTTCAATAGCACGATCTAGTTGATTAGTAATAGTTGTTAAGCGTTTTGATAACTCACTATTCTTATCTTTTAGTTCGCTCTCACGTTCCTTAGCTTTATCTGTAAGTTCCGATTTTTCATTGTTCAACTTTTCGATTAAGCGTTCCGCTTTTTCAAGTTCCTTTGTTGTATCAACTAGTGCAGCATCTACTTTTTTCTTATCAGATTTAAGAATATCGTACTTAGTAGGCTTAACCTCTTTTTCGATTTCACTTAATTCTGTATCGATAGTTTCTGCGTTAGGGTCTAACTTACGAATACGTTCCAACAATTCCCAGTTCTTCGCTAGTTCACGATTAGTAGACTTTTGAATAATCTTACTTTCTTCTTCGGTTAATCTCATTTGACCTTGTGTACTAAGCAAGATTTCTTCTGCTATTTGCTCGTTAGTTTTGTCTGCATTGTTATCTTTCATAAACTCTGCTTTCGCATTGTCCATTTCTTGATTGATAGCATCGTTAAATGTAGCACCAGCTTGTTCTACTTCCGCTCGTTCTAACTCTTCAATAGAGTTGTATTGTGTATCTTTCAATGCACCATCACCAAACACGTTATATCGTTGATGCTCTTTGTAGATAGGATATTGCTCAATCAATCGTTTTTCGATTTCAATTTGGATAGCATCCTTTTCTTCTTCCCACTCTTTAATTGGTCTATTATCCAATTCTTTCATGAGTTTTCGCATCACACGTTCTTTTGCTTTTTCCTTAACATCTGCAATGTAGGACTGCATACGTGCTTGGTCTTGCTCAGATAGTTGCTTATAGAGTTCAGTTTTTTCAAACTGTTCAAGTTGTTGTTGCTCTGCGTATGCCTCTATATCCTCTTGGGTTGCAAGCATACGATCCATAATTTCCCTAATATCTTTAGGTGGTAAACCTCCTAAGCGTGATACTGCACGATAGATAGCACTCAACCACTTACTAAATCGTCTGAATGTACGTTCAAGGAATTTAGTAGGTGCTTCACCCTCTCTTAGATAAGCCTCAAACCCTCTAGCGAATTTCTCGTGTGCATCGGTATTGATAGTTTCGTTATCGTTCCAACCGCTCCACTCTTTCAACGCTTGCCAATCGTCTTTGACTTGTTGAGGTGCGTTTTCCATTTCAGCCAAGGTCTTAATATCATCAAAGAATACATGACCCATCTCGTGCATGAATGTTGATTTATCAGCAGTTTTAAACAATTCTACAATACGTTCTGTTTGAGATTTAATAGTAGTCATACCATTGATAGATTGATTGTACTTTTCGATAATTTGAATAGACTTATCATCAAACACTACAAAGTTATGAGTAAGACCATGTTTGTATTTAATCCC